ACAGCGCGGGAAGCGAATGTACCAGTGTGCCGTCACGGTACGTGGTGCCCAACCGTCGAAGCCCACCATGCCCATGCCGACCTCGCGCTCGTCGCGCAGCATGTACGCGGCGATGCCGCCGAACGTCGGGCCGGGGCGGTAGCCAGTCTTCTGAGAGAACGTGCGAAGATCCGCCTCGCAGTTCAACGCTCGAAAGTAGATAGGCGACTTCATAACATGCCGCCCGTGTCGTACAGCACGTCGGTGCCGACGTGGATAATCTCCGACGCCGCCCGGCCTCGCATGTAGAGCGCGACGTAACGGCCCATGCCGCTGCCGCCCTTGGGCGAGCCCGTCGTGACGTAGCCGCCACCCCACGTCGAGAAGTCCCAGATGCCGATGTTCCAGATGCCACCCGAGGTGGGCGGGAAGACCGGCGAGCCTGCGGGAGGTGTTAGGTTGAAGTCGTACCGCGCCACGATCTTGTACACCGGGTTGGCCTGCGCGATGAACAACGGGCGCATGAACTGCACGCGCTTCCAGATGAACGGCTCGCTGAATCCCTGAAAGCCGGTGAGCGACTCCCACTGGATAGGCTGCGGATCACCGTCGAGCACCGGATCGAGGAACACCTTGTCGAGGAAGCCGTCGTAGCTAGCTATCCGATTGTCGGGCGTGCCGAAGTAGAACTTGTTCTTCCACATCACGCCGGTCTTGATAGGCAGGTCGATGAACACGCACCACGCCCGCGTAGAGGTGTTGAACACATACTGTAGATAGGGCTGCCCGTCTTCCTTGGGAGTGATCACCATCAGCAACTGTTCTTTGGGGATGAACACCATCTCCCAGCCGTAGAAGTCCGACATGCGGTCGGCGGTCTGGTTGATAGCCGGGTTGATCTTGTAGCTCATCGACACGGCTTCATCGGTCGCAGGCTGTCCCGCAACTAGTTTGGACGTCTGCAGCACCCCGAAGGCGGTGTCGATGAGCAACTCACCGCCCATGTTAGCGCCTTGTCTGCGCCCCTGCATCGGCTTGCCGACGTACCACCAGCCAGTCTGGTTGAAGGTGGCAACAGCGGCCGGGTCGGTTCCCTTGTAAACCACCATGTCGCCCGCGCTGCCGAGCGCGACTAGATAGTCGTCGACTCCCTCGCCACCATCGAGCGTCCAGTTCCACAGCGACTTGAGATAGCCGCCGTACTTGAACTTGTTGCCGAAGTAGAAAGGCAGCACTGCACCAGTGATCGAGCCGACCGGCAGATACCAGCCCGTGCCGGTGTCCTTCTCGATGAACCAGACGCGGTTCTTCCACACCATCACGAAGACCAGCGAGGTGACTAACAACCCCGGCGGCGTGCTGGTCACCACGCCCGCCGCCCATGTGTTGGTCGAGGCCGTGTAAACGATGTAGCCGTTCGCCTTGTCGGTGAGCAGGATGAACTGCCCGGCGATGGTGGTGAAGTGCGTCCACTGCGCCCAGCCCGCCTCGCCCGACTTCACCGGGAAGTCGAACACCTTGACCGGCGCGACGCCCGGAGCAGTGACGTCGTAGATGCCGTCACTCGTCAGACCGAAGAGCCTATCTACCGGCGCGTCGACGTTCTGGTGCGTGAACGGCACGAGCGTCTTGACGCCATCGCCGAGCGGTATCTTGATGCAGTGCTCAATCCAGCCCTTCCTGATCCGCACGCCCTTCTCGGACGGGATCATGTTGATCAGCAGCAGCGCATCCTGCGGCGGCACCGCGCTCGCGGCGGACACGGCGTTGATGCCGCCCTGCGTCGCCGGGAAGAACACGGGCTTGGTGTTCTGGCGCTGCGGCTTGCGCTTGCCCATGGCAAGCTCGGCGAACTTTTTGGCGACGGCGAGCACTAGCTACCGATCCCCGTCTCGGGCACGTTGACGATGCTATCGAGCAGACGCGGCCTGAACATGATCGGCCCGTTGAGCGAGAGCACCGGAGCGGGCTTGTCGCGCCCACCTACTCCCGACATCGCGTTGTTCATTTCGGTGTCGACCTTGGTCGTGTCGAATCCGCGCGCGGTGAGGAAGGCCTGCTTGAGCGCCTTGATGAACAGGATCGGCTCGAAGAGCACGATGTCGCTCGACTGCGTGACGCTGTCCTTGAAGACCAGCAGCGGCGGCACGCTCGCGCCGTCCTGCACCCAGTAGCGAGAGGTGTACTTGTACGCAATCGGAATGCCAACCGGCGGCGGCTGCGGCCACAGGTTGAGTTTTCCGACCGACACCTGAAACCATGCGTAGATAGTCACGCTATAAACAGCCGACGCTTCGAGATAACTCCACCACTGCGCCGAGGCCGGGCCAAGCAGTGGATAGGCCGCACCCGGCAATCCCTGTTGCCACTGGGTCTGGTCGATCATGTAGCCGAAGTCGACTGGCAGATCGTAGATACCCGTATCTCCCAGCGCAGTGATGAAGTTGGCGGACTTCTCTAACTGCTGCCACTGCACATCCTCGGTCATCACCAACGTATCGCCGACCTCGTTGGCGAGAATACGAAGCTGCACGAGCGCAGGATCGTCCGACGCGAACGGGTCAGTCACGGGGTCGAGGCCGACACTCACTGCCGTCCTGTTGACGATGTCACCGATGGTTGCGAAGCGGGGCATGGCTTACTTCTCCAGCTTGGCGAGCCTCGCAGCGAGGCGCTCGATCTTGTCGGCCTGATCCTTGATCGCCTTGTCCTGCGTCTCGATCTTGTTGTCGCGCTCGGCGAGCGCCACCTGTAGTTTGCCCACGAGCGCGGTGTCCTTGAGCGCCTTGACGAACTCGGCCGCCTTGTTCTTCCACGTCGGACCACCGCGCACCTTGGCGGCGTGCGTGTCGGCGAGGTTGGCTAACTGCTCGACGGTGAAGATGTTGAGGTGCTTCAGTTCCTCGGCGAGCGGCGTAGGCATCACGCTCCAGAGCATGAGCGGCGTGCCGTCGTGCTCGCTCTGCTCCTGCTTGTTCTGGTAGCGAGCCCACTGCTTAGGGAAGCGCAGCGTGTCGTCAATCGGCATTACCCCGCCGCGCTGCACCCGTCGGTCGAGCACGTTGTGCCGGTCGCCGGGCGTCATTATCTTCACGTAGTCAGCCGTCTTGAAAACGCGGTGCCCGACCTCCGCGGACTTGCTGATGTCTTCAACAGTGCGGGAATAGAACACGACACCTAACAAGTCGTCCCCGAACGTCGGGTTGTTGAGGTTGTCGGCCATCTCTTCGAGTGTGATATCGCGCATGTCATCATCCTTATAGTTAGACGTCGGAATAAAAACCGTAGTCGATCATCGCCGCGAAGTCGTCCGTGGCGATGGTGCCCATCTTGATGTCGAGCACCGCCGCGCCGAGCGCGTAGTCCGGGTTGACGCCGAGATCTTCGAGGAAGGCGTTCACCTGATCCTGAAGGTCTGCGGGCGTCATCGCCTGCAACACCTCGACGCGCCGGTTCCACACCGCGCTCGATCCGTCGGGTAGTTGGGGCACGCGCAGCCCTGCGCTGAAGAGCATCATGCCGGCACCGGGACGTTCTCGACGCGGAAGTTGCCATTGCTCGCCGTGAAATTGGCGTTGTTAGACGACGCCACGCGCACGTCGTAGATCGCATCGTCGGAGTGCTGCACCAACCCGGTGAACGAAGCAGTCACCACGTTGGCGCTGCCCGAGGTGCTCACGCGCGAGATGATGCCGGTCGCCACGCCGTTCTTGTAGACCTGAAAAGTTAGCTCCGCTCCGGCGGTGCCGGACCAGCCCATGAAGAACGTGATGCGATCCAGCGCCATCGCGTTGGCGAGCGAGGCGACCTGCTTGGTGATCGTGCCAGCAACAATGTTAGGCACCGTCTCGGGCGCATCGGAGAACGGCGCGACCGACCACGACGTGATCACGATGGGCACGGGCGTCAGCGCGAAGATCAGGTTGGTGTCACGCCGCATCGAGGCGATGGACGGCTTCATGGTGCCGAGGAAGTTCTCGACCACGCTGCGCACATCGGCAGGCGAGATGTCCTGTGTCGTGTTGTCGGGCAGCGTGGCGATGGCCTGCGCTACTAACTGCGCGATGCTGAAACGAGTCGCCATGTTTAAACGCTCCCTAGCTAGTGGAATGCAGTCGCATCGAAACCGTTGGTAAATCCGCTCGTGTTAGGTGGCGGCGGTCCTTCTATCGACACCGCAATGCGCCCATCGGCGACGATGGGGATGCCCGCGATGTAGCCGACAATCGGCTCACTGGTCGCAATAGCTAGGCCGCCAGCCGCGTCGCGCCCGAAGCCGCCCTGCCCGTCACTCGCTGGCAACACCGCGCGAGCGCAGATCGCACCCGCGTTGACGTAGCCGAGTGAGCCGAGGAAAACCTGCGGATCGGCGGAAGCGAACGATATCGCGCCGCTCTCCGTGATCGGGGTGCCGCCGTTGAACGCAACCGGCGGCACCTCCACGGAGATGATCACTCGCCCACCCGCGTCGAACTTCATTACGCCTGCGATGAGCACTAGTTAGAACTCCTGACAGCCGCGTCGGCGTCATCGATCTCGCCGCCGTCATCTTCCTCGACGTAGTCGCCCGAGCCCTCTTCGAGCGGCTCGGGCAACGGCACGACGGGAACGGTCGGCACCTCGTTCTCATCTGACTTCGGAGTTTCCATCTAACTACCCCGCTTACGGAATCGGCGGCGGGGGCGGTGGCGGATCGTCTTCGAGCGTCGGCACGGCCAGCGCTGCCGCGCCCACACCGAACACCGACTCGTTGTCGTGGATCGTCACGCCCGAACGGTTGGCCCATCCCGCCTCGACGTCCGCGCCGTTGATGACGTCGGCAGTGGCGGTGACGGCCTTCATGCCGTGACCCGTGAAGGCAGGACCCGCACCAGCATCACGCAGGCCGCCATTGCCAGCAGCCGCGATGCCGAAGCCCGCCGTGTACGGCGAGGGCTGGCTCGTGAACCATCCGGGTGGATAGCCATTGCCGTTGGGTCCGGTGCCGTTGGCGATAACGCTGCGTCCGCCGCCCACGTACATGAACCGGCTGTTGCTCGCATCGGCCGGGACCGGCGTCGAGATGCCCGGCTTGTAGTCGTCAGTGAAACCAGCCAGATGCAAGCCCCACACCGAGTTGTCGACCAGCGGGTGCGAAACAGGGCCGATCACTGGCGGTGATCCGAACCCCACACCGGTAGCTAGGCCACCCGTGGAGCAGTTGAGCGGATCGTTGACCTTGAGAGGGATACGCTGCGCAGTCCAACCGACGGGAATGCCCACAGGAGGCACGGTCACGTAGTCGATCTTCGCCGCATCGAATGGAGAATTCTTCGGACCCGACAGTGCGTCGAACGTCACCAGCCTGCCCAGCGACGGGTTGGCTTGGTTCTGCACGAGGGTCGAGCCGGGGAGAGAAGCAGGCATTGCGAACTCCTTTGAGAAAACGGAGCAGGGTAGTTAGCCCTGCTCCGAAAATGGCGATATCACGCCACACCCGACTACCTACTGGCTTAGACGTTGAAGTCCATCCGGCCTTGGAACTGACGGCCCGAGCAGGTGAGGTTTCCGGCCCATGCCAGAATCTGCACCTCGGCGTCCTGATTGACCGGCGTGCGCTTGCCCGGTGAGAGCGGCACGAAGTTGCGGTCCTTGTGCGGGCGGTAGTGGATGTACTTGGTGTTCAGGAAGAAGGCCGTGCCAGCGGGGCAGAAGCCACCGATGCCGCCGTCGAGCACCACGTCCGCGTCCATGTACTGCAGAGTCGGGAAGCCGAGCTTGCCCTTCTCCGTGCCAGCGAAGCGCTGCTGCGCCTGCAGGCTCGCCAGATACGCACTCCACACCAGCGCGTCGACCATGATCAGGTCGGGACGATCCGAGCCGCGCACGAGACGCGCCCAGAGCGTGTTGAAGTGGCCCTGAATGAGAGCCGCCGTCAACGCCGCCGGGAGCAGGTCGAGCGTCGCATTGCGCCAGAAGACCCACGTCGCCGGATCGATGGCACCGTAAACACCGGTAGTTGGGTCGACGACCACGGCCTTGTTGAGACCGTCTAACTGCTTTCCGCCAGAGGCGGTGCCGTCGGAGTACAGACCACCCGCGACGAGGTTCGCCATCGTGGCCTCGCCCACACCCACGCGACCTTCGAGCAGATCGATCATCTGCTCGCGTCCGCTGTTCTTGAGTTGATCGAGGCCGCTGACCGCAATCGGGCAGGCCGCCTGTTTGAACTCGTACTCGGCGGCGCTGATCACATCCTGCGCGGCGACCGGCAGCAGATCGTAACCAGAGTACCAGCCAGCGTTCGCGTTCTCCGCGAACGAAAGTTCTTGGAAGATCTTCGATCCGCCCGAGACCGTCTTGATCTTGCCGCGCTCTTCGAGCCGCATCAGCAGCGCGTTGTTCTTCGTGACGTTGTCGGAGATGGACCGAGTACGCGACTCGATGGTCGTCGCGATGATGTCGGACACATTTGGGAATGCCATGTTAGCCCCTAACTATTCGAGATTGAGCCACTGTGTACACCGTTTCCCGTGGAGCGTTTACACGCTTCGGCCTCAAGGCCCGGTGCCGGGCTGTCTCGAAAGAGTGGGCATCCATGCTCTTACCTTTCGCCGACTTGTTCGATGGCTGCCTCGATAGCTCCGCGAAGGTCGGTCGGTGCCGGAGTGGACCCGCCTTGGTTGGGGGTTCCCCGAACGCTGGAGGCCGCTGCTCGTGCGCGCTGGATGGACGCATTACCGTTTCCAACTGTCCGAGCCGTGCCCCGCGCTGCGACGACCTTCGCGATATCAGGATTCATCGCACAGGCGCGGTCATACGCTTGGTCGAGCGTCATGTCAATTCCGCGCTTGGCGGCTAACTCCATGAGATCGCCCATGTCCTCGCGCACATCAGCGAAAAACTCCTTGTTTTCCCCAAAGGTTTCGACGTCCGAGACCGCGCGCTCCTGCACCTGCTCGGCGCGCGAGGTCTGCGCCTGCTGAAGCTGCGCGAGCAACTGATCGACGCGCGGATCTTGGTAGGTCATCGCGTTCTGCTGCGGGCGCTGCTGGTTGACGTACTGCTGGCCGTCGAGCGCGGCGGCCAATGCGACAACGTCAACGCCGTAGGTCGTGACGATGGACGCGGCCAGTTGCGCCTTCTCGACCGGCGTGCCGTAGCGCAGCCGACTAGCTAGTTGCATGAGGTTGGCGCTGGCCGTGAGCGCATCGACCCCCTCGGCGTGCAGCGCCGGGGCGAACTGCTGCTGCAGCCGCTGCACGTAGGTAGACACCTGCCGCGATTGCGCATGCTCCTGCGCGAGCCGCTCACTCTCACGCTCGCGGCGGTACACCTCGGAGCGCACGTCGGCGGGCAGATTCGCCCACGCCTCGCGCGCTCCGGGCTTCCACGACTGCGGAGCCTTGGCGAACGGGTCGACCTGCTGCTGCTCGCCTGTGGGCGCGGGCTGCTGGCTAACTACCGTCTTGTCGGCCGGTGTGTTGTCGGCGCGCTCCTTGGCGAATCGCCCGGTGGCGTCGCGCTGTCGACCGGTCGGCTCGGGCTGCTCCTCACTACCCGGCGCGGGTTCATCGCCCGTTGGCGCGGGTGCCGGGGCTGGTGCAGGTGCGGGAGCCGGTGCTGGTGCGGGGGTCTCGGGTGTTTCATTGGTGTGCTCGTCGAACGAGGCCTCCAGTGATTCGCGTAGTGAATCGGGCATGACGTTTAAACCTCTAGTTTGTTGTCGGTGTCAACTTGTAGTAATATCAACAGCTATGAAAGAAATTGCGCCCGGTCTGTTCCTGCTCAATCCGCGCGACCCGCGCGACAAGGTCCACATCGACCGGATGATGTCGCACCCGCTCGCCGGAGCGGTCCCGGCGCGCGTCATGTCTGGGGCTGCTCGCTCTGCTCGTCTGCTCCCAGACCAATCAGCCCCAGCACCACTGCCGGAAGACCCGCAGAACCAAACTTCTTGACGAACGCGCGCAGCGCCGGGATGCCGCCGGTAGCTAGGATCTCGCGCGCCTTCTTGACGTCGGCCCGTCCACGGTTCTCCCCGGCCAGCTTTGTTAGCTCGGCGTCTACCGCGTTTAAACGTGCGTTCTCACTGGCGACCGCGCCAGCCTCGCGCACCTCCACCCCCGGCAGTTCACCCTCAAGCTCGGCAGATCGGCCCAGCAATCGCTCCGTAGCGGCTCCCGTGCCCTGCTCGGCGACGTGGCCCGACGGCTCGTAGCCGGTCTGCAATGTTCCACGGGAAACCTTGCCCTTCGCGCCGCCGCTCTTCAGCGCCTCGATGATCGCCTTGGTGGTGCCGGGCACCGGCCCCGCATCGCCGAACTGCGTGATCATGGTCTGCCCGCCGACGTTGATAGGCGACGCGCCCACCGACTCGGCCGCGCGTTCAAGCTGCGCCACCTGCTCGGGTGTTAGATCGCCGTGCTCGATCATCGCGGCGTTCATGCCTTTGACGTTCTGCTTGCCCTGACCCTCGGGGAAGAAGCGCGACCAGCCCGTGGCGTGCTGCACACCCGAGAACGCATCGTGCATCGCTGCGCGGTCTAACAAAGCGCGCTCCGGTGCGCTGACCTGCGGCCCGCCCTTGCCGAACTCGCTCGACACAAGGAGCGGAGATGCGGTGCCGGGGTTACGCTCGACGACGCCCTCGGGGTTCTTGAAGTAGCCGCGCGTCGGCACGTTCGGCTCGGAGTACATGCGCAGCGCGTCGAAGATCGCATTGCGCGGCGTGCGCGCAAGGTCGGCCTGCTGCTGGATGAGCGGGTCGCCCGCCCCCATCTCCCAGTGACCGAGCCCTGAACCGGTGCGCGACTCACTAGTTAGGAAGGCGCGGTTCTTCGCGACCGCCTCGGGGATACCGGCCTTGGCCGCCAGTTCCGCCTCGGCCTTGATGACATCGATCTCCTCGGGGCTGGTAGTTAGTCCCTTCTTCTTGCGCGCGGCGAGTTGCGCGGCGACGTACTGCTCCTTGCGCTTGGCGGTCCACGTCGCAGCCTGCGCGCTGCGCGGTGTCCACTCGACTCCCCTATCTATTCCAGCCTCAAGGTCGCGCGCCTTGGCGCGCTCGGCGAGCAGCAGGTTCTCGCCGGTTAGATAGCCGTGCTCCTGCGGCGTGAAGCCGCGACTGAAGTCCTCACCGTAGCCCATCACCCGGCCGTGCCAGATGTCGTTGGCCGTCTTGAACAGTCCCTCCTCGGGCACCGTCGGGTCCTTCGCCTCGGCATACGGGCCTGTCTTCTTGCCGAGCTTGACGTTCTCGGGGTGGATCTCGCCGGGCACATCGTACGCCCTAGCTACTCCCTTCATCTGCGCCGCCGTGCGTGGCCTGACATCCTCACCAGTGAGCATCTTGGCGTTGTGCTGCTTGAGCAATGCCGCGACCTCGGTGGGCGGCGTGGCCTGCGGCGAGTAGGCAGCGCCGCCGCGCGCGAACATCGACTGCATCGCCGTGTCGCCGGGTGGTGAAACTTCCTCGGCCTTGCGACGGGCGCGGTCGTACCAGTCCATGCCACTCTCGCCCGCCTCGACCTGCTTGTCAGCCTCGCGTCGCAGACGCCTAACATCCTTGAGCGACTGCACACCCTCGGGTGCGCCGACGATGTCACCCGCGTGGCTGGTCTTCAGGTGCTCGCCGCGCAGCGCCATCGCGAGCGCCTGCTTGGGGTCGGTCACCTCGTCGAAGAGGCCACCCACCGCCGCCTGCTTGGGCTTCTTCGGCTTCTTGCCTGCGGTTGGGTCGATGGCTCCGCGCTGCCTGCCCATCGGTCCTGTGGAGGGTACGCCTGCGCCCGCAGGCGTCTCGTCGATCAGCCTAGTTAGGCCGCGCGAACCTTTCAGCGCCGCGCCCAGAGCGCCGAGATGCTCCGGGTCGAGGATGTTTAAACCGCCGTACGCGAGCGCACCCAGCGCAGGCGAGCCGGTCTTCTCGGCGACCGTCTCGCCGACGTAGTTCATACCCGTATCGAGCGGCGACATCACCGTGCCCAGCCCGCCGAGCGTCGCCTGCGCACCTTCCGTGCGCGGCGCGTAGGTGAAGTTCTCGGTGCCCTCGCGGGCGGTCTCGGACGCCGCGTCCCAGTTCGGCTTGTTGCCTCTAACTACATCGCCGACCACACCCGCCGCAGTGCCAAGCCCGGTGCCAGCCTGCGCGGCCATGCTGCTGCCCACCGTGAGCGCCGCCTCGGGGATGCCGAGCGCGTTGCGCCCGAGATCCTTGCCGAACTCGACGACGTTGCCCGCCTTGTTGCGCACGTTCTCCCACATCTGGTCGCGCCGCATCTTGCTGCGTAGCGCGACACGCCTAGCTACCTTGTCTTCCTCGCTCAGTGATCGGATGGCGGGCATGTCACTTCTCCAGCTTGTGGATCGACCGCTCGACGGCCTCGCGACGTGCGGCGCGATCCCCCGAGCCATCTGTGTAGTGCCGCTCGCGCTTCTTGGCGGCGTCGGCCCACGTTCCCTTGAAGTCGTCAATGGTAGTTAGGCTGTGCCGCTTCATGTAGTCGCGGTGCTTCTTGCGCGAGTTGATGACCTTGCCGTCCTTGCCGACGAACGGCGCGGCCGAGTACAGCCGATCAGAGAAGCGCCAGCCGTCCCCGGAGTGCGTCTTGCGCTCGGCCGGTCCCTCGACCATGCGGCCTAGCTTCTCGTCGTAGTGATAGACACGCCTTGTCATCGTGCGTACACCGGTTCCATCTTCACCAGCACCTCGATGCCGAAGTTCTTGCAGTCGCGCGTGCCGCACTTCGCCGTTATTTCGGCGATAGACCTGTTAGGCGGCACCTCAAGGTATAGCACGCCGAAGCACTCGGCGCACTGCACGGCTCCCGCCTTGTAGGCAAGCGGCTTCCGCACCTCGATAGCCGCAGCACTAGCTACTGCCGCGATGGGTGTCCCACACAGGAATGCTCTGCGCCTCACTGCGGCGGACCTCGGCGCGTGACCTGCTCGACCGCCTGCTGCCCTTCGCGCTGCGCCTGCTGGTTGGATGCGTGCGTGTCGAAGACCAACTGCGCGGCCTGCTTCTGTATCTCGGACTTACCCTCGGCCTGTATCTTTGTTAGGTCGGCCTGCGTCTGCATGCCGATCTGCTGCAGCTTGCCTTGCTGCTTCATCTTCTCGCCCTGAATGCTCGCCTGCGCCTTGGCTTGGCTCTCCTTGGCCTTCGCCTCGGCGGGGTTGGGTGGCTGCTGTGGCGGGTTCTGCTGCAGGGATGCGATGGCCTGATCGAGAATCGACTCGGCGGTGCTGCCACCACGGAAGCCGGTCATCGCCCACTTCAGTAGCTCTAACAAGGTGGGCGCTGCGGCCGGGTGCTGCTGTACGAGCGGCGCACTCGCGGTGATGAAGCCCGACAGCCCTTGGATAAACTCGGTCTTCTCCTGACGCAGCGCCGCCATGTCCTGCATGGCTAACTGCTCGGACTTGATGGCGATGCGGAACACGTCCTTGTCGCGCAGTAGTTGGAGCGCCGCCGGGATGTGCTGTCGATCAGGCGTGAACTCCATGTTGGCCTGCTTGACCAGCGTCTCGTCGTCGAAGTGGTTGATCATCACCTCGGCGCGCAGCTTCTGCAGGTCAGTCGCGAAGCGCGCGAACTCGTCCTGCTGCGCCTGCACGCGGGTGCTGGCGAACTTGGCCTTGATCGACTGCGCGGTGGCGGTCTCGGCCGCCGCCGATGCGCCGCGCAGGATGTCCGACATGCCGGTGACCTGATAGAGCAGGTTGACTAGTTCGGTGCGGTAGTCGCGTAGCGCCATCAACGCCGCGACCACCTGTTCCAGCGGCAACCAGTCGACCTGCCCCTTGATGCCGCCCTTCTCGGCGAACATCGCCCAGCTATCTACCGGGATGAGCGTGTTCTCGGTCGCCTCGTTGAGCATGCGCTGGATGCCGTCGCACGACTTGTCGTAGACGCCCACCACCTTGAGAGCCTTCTGCAGCATCGTGATGCGACGGCTAACATCGTTCAGTTCGTTGTACTGGTCCTGCGCGAGGATGTAGTCAGCGCGAGGTAGATAGGCCTTGCTGGTGGGGTTGGCGAGCATGAAGCGCGGGCAGGGAAAGAACGCCTTGAGCTTGAGCGTGTCGTCCTTCATGTCGCAGATGACGTCCATGCCCTCGCACATCCAGATGACCTTCTTGACCGTGCGATCCCACGCCTCCCACACCTCGGCCTTCTGCCACGGATCGTTCTGGATGCCGCTCTCAGTCTGCTTGCGCCGCTCCTTGCCGAGCGGCATGGCGTTGCCTATCTTCTCGCCGAACCGCGCCACGCACTCGTCGCGCGTCAGGTAGTTGCGGAACGCGATCCAACGCACCTCGTCCCATGTGCGCGCGGGCGACCAGAGGATGTCGCGCCAGTTGTAGTAGTAGACAGGCGCGGCCTCGTTGCTCTTGATCTCTTCCTCGAAGGCCGGGGCAACCTCGCGCCCACCTAACAAGATGGGCTCGTGGTGGATGCTCTCGAAGTCCGCCTCGTACGCCACGCGAGCGCAGCCGAACCCGACTAACAACTTGTCGTCGAGCGCCTGCCCGATACCGAAGCTGAACTGCTCGCCGATGTCGGCGTTGAGCCCGCGCTCCATCATCTCACTAGCTACCCGCGCAGCGTCATCGTCCGAGTCTTGGTAGCGCCTGCTCACATCGACACGCGGTACGTTGCCGAACAGCAGCGCACGCAGCGTGATGATGTTGGCGCTGAACACGTTGAGCCGCGTGCCCGAGCGCAGGATGGCAGACACCGACTCCTCGCCGCCGCGCTCGTCGAGGAAGACCTTGGTGATGCGCTCGCCCGCCTTGCGCCACTTCTCCTGATCCTTCTTGGCGGCGTTCAGTTCGGCGATCCATAGCTGCTGGATGCCCTGCGGCGTGTTGCCGAAGTCCTTGCGGCTAGTTAGGGACGGGGTCAGTGCGCTCATGGGATGCGGCTCCGTTGTGCTGCTTCGTGCTCACGCTCTGCCCACATGTCGGCGAGCGTCGGGCGCTGTATGTGTCGGGGGTCGCGCGACTCGGCCCAGTTCTTGGGGCCGATGGTCGGGCGAGTAGGTAGGCTCTTGCTGCTGAAGCGCATCTTCTGCGCGCCGTAGCTGAAGGCGTCGCCACCGTGGCTCGCCCAGTTGTGGTCCGGCTCGCGGCTGAAGGTCTTGCGCTGCTCGTCGTACTTGTACTGCCACTCGCGCAGGGTTATTAGGCCCTGCGCACACGCGGCGCGGTCGAAGCGACAGTACGGCATGATCGAGCGCGCTGCGTTTACACGATCCGAGATGCTGGTGGCCGGGATGATCTCGGCGCGCTCGGCGTTCAACCTGCCATCCTTGATAGCGTCAGCAAACTGCTGTACTACCGTATGCCGCGTCTGAAAGGTCTTGGCCTTGGCGTCGTGCGGTAGATAGATCGTGCCGTAGGCCCACGGCTTGTCCGCGAGCCTTTGTATCCACTGCTCGGCGTCGAGCCCGTTGTCCTCATCGTAATCCACCAGCCCGTGCCCATCGTGCCACCTCTGCCAGAACCAGAGTGCCGCAGTATCGCGGAACCCGATGTCGCACGACACGTCGATCCGTTCACCGGCCGCGTCGTACACGATGTCTAACAACCTGCCTTCCTTGTCGGCGCGCTCCACTTGGCGACCGAGGATCGAGCCGACGTTGGCTGCGCTGAAGTCGCACCCATACTCCTGCCTAGCTAGTTCCTCGGGCATGCCCTGCCTGATCTCCTCGTCGATGTCGAACTGCGTCATCACGCCAGACTCAAGCGCATTGATGTGCGACCAGCGCCAGCCCGGATTCTCTTTAGCTAGTTGCATGATCGTGAAGAAGTGGTTGTACCCGCGTGGGGTACTAACAAACGCAGCCCAGCCCCCGTTGATCTTCAGGATGGGGCGCATCAGGTCCCAGCCACGCGGGTGAGCGAGCGCGAACTCGCTGTACACGATGCCGATGGGGTTGCCACCTACCCACCGGTCGTACTGATCGGAGCCGCCTAACTGCCACGCGCTGCCGTTCTTGAACTCGATCCGCATGTCGTGGTCGAGCGTCTTGGCGCGTAGCTCCTTGGGGAAGGCGACGTCGATCAGCGGCTCTCCATCGTTGGTGAAGCCATCCCAGATCGTGCGGCGTGCGTGCTCTGCCTCGGGCAGGAAGTGAACGTACAGGCCACGGCGCTCGAAGCTCTTCGAGCACGCCACCGACATGTAGGTCAGGTCCTTGCCCATGCGCCTCGCCCAGCACTCGACCGCGCGCTGGCCCGGCTCTTGGTTGTCGATCCAGTAGTCGAACACCGGCTCCTGATACGGCCGGGGCAGGATGTTAGGGACGCGCACGCGCTTGACGGCAGCCTGCAGTTCCGCCGCGCGCTGTCTGGCGATCTTGCTAGGTCTTGGCTTTGCCACGTTTAAACACCGTGCGCTCCACGACGAACGCCTCGCCGCCACTAGTTAGGTCTACCGCAGTCAGATCGGGCAGGGTCTTCCTGAGAAGCATCGACGCTGCCTGCAGCCGGACGGCGACGCGCTTTGGGTCGCCCTTGATCTTGCCCTCGGCTATCTCGTCGGCAATAGTTAGGAGCCTAGCTACGCGAATACGCTCGCGCGCACGCTGTGTTTGTACGGCGAACGTGCCTATCGGCCGCCCGCGCCCTCGTTTCACTGTTTCGTCAGTCACTTGCGATTTAGTCTCCGGCCTGCGTGATACACCCGCGCCCGCCATTGCACCAGCGGCAAGACTCGCAGCCCTCGCGCGCGTACGCGCGTAAGATCACTACGTGTACTTATGTACTTATATGTATAAATATAGAGTAAATAGACACCCCCTGCCCTATTAGTACACATGGGTACATAGATACACACCTAGCTACGACGCCCACCTGATGCCCGTCTTCGAGCGCACATCGAGCCGCCGACCTTTCCACATCAGGCCGCCCGGCAGCCGCGCTGCTCGCGCCAGCGCACCCTGCACCGTGTTGCGATGCTTGTTCATCGCCTCGGCCACCTCGCCGATGGTCGTCGACTCCCGGTCACGCAGCAGCGCCTCGATGGCCGTCAACACCTCGGCCTGCGCACGGCTCTGCACCACCTCGATGTACTTGCCTAACAACATCACCCGGCCCATCTTGATCTCGACCATCAACTGCTCATCTCCCTGCGCCATGTGCCGCCCACGCACCGCCAGCACGCGCTGGAAGTCGTCCTTCTCGTGCAGGTCCTTGTCAGGTAGATCGGCCAGCACCATCGATCCTGTGACGCCTGCGACCACGCTGGCTGGCATGTTGATGCGCTCGTGGTAATCATTGCCCTTGTTGTTCTTCTGCTTGCCGGTGTGATGCACGAGCACGATGCAGGTCTTGTGACGCCTAGCAATCTTCTCGTAGAGGCGCGTGCTGCGATAGGCAGCGTCGGTCACCGATACGTTGCGCTGCCCATCTAACTGCTCACCATCCCACACCGCCTCGCAAGTCTTCTGCGTGTCGACGATCACGAGGTCGAAGTGGTCATGCGTGAGGCGCGCGTCGT